GAATCACTGTCAGAACCATCTTTGGTTTGACTAATGATCTTCTTATTTTTTGGTTGTTCTCGGTTTTCTGAGTCTGAGTCTGAGTCGTAAAGCTTGGCCTTGGGTTTCTTCTCAAATGACTTATTCCTAAAACGGGTTGGGAGGATGATGTTGCGCTTGCTCTTGAATTCGACGAACTCGCTGATGATAGCCTCGGACAGCTTCATTTGGATGTAAGGCTCTTTCCCGACGAACACACTGTCAATCACGAACATGGCAGTCGCTCTGCAGTTGACGTCCTTCTGGATAAGCCTGTCGACTGTATCCTTCTGGTTCAGTTCCTTGATACCCTCTTCCTCGCATTCGTCTATGAGATGGAACTTGGTCTTCATGAAGTTGTTGCTTTCGACGACCTTCGCGTAGACATATACGGCGTCGATGCCATTCTCTTGCTCCTTCCTCTTCGTGATTTCCATGCTATCGACGTTGGTGCCCCACTTCTTGTCGCGCTGCTTACCGAGAGCCTTAATCATCTCGGGGTCCTTCATGGCTTCTTTGAGCTTTTCGGTGATCTCATCCAGCATGTGGACGGTGTCGTCCTCGACCTTGATATCGGTCTGTTCGTCTTCGGAGATCTCGTCTCCGTTCGCGACGGCCTCCCTCTGTTTTCGGTTGATCATCGCAAACGACATTTTTGCTGGGGATGTTTCCTCGTACTTGGAGACACCGTAGGAAAACAACTCAGATGTTTGAATCTTGAGTTTATCGAGCTTCTCCTTCTTGCCGTTACCATATCGGTACTTGATATTTACCCAGACACCTTTTTGTACGGGGGCGGGGATGTTCTTGGGCAACTCAACGACGATGTTATTAACGTCCAGTTTATGAAACGCATTATCTTGTTCTGCGGAAATGATGTTGACAGTTTGTTGTTCAGTAGTATTAGACATGATTGCTTTATTCTTTTCTATCATCCTTCATGTCTATAATTCAACTTTTAAGCAACTTAGTAAACGCACCATCATATGCACATGTTCGAGTTAGAGATTTGTATTGTGAGAGAAAATGGTTAAAACAATTTCTATCAAGGAACTGAATATAGATTCGATTAGACCAAACTCTGAGAGCCTCAAATCAAATCTTGGAGGGTCAAAAATCACCATCATTGGCAAACCAGGGTCCGGTAAATCTGTCCTCATTAAACACTTACTCTACGCGAAGAAGCATGTCATCCCCACGGGACTCGTGATTTCGGGCTCGGAAGACAGTAACAAGTTCTACTCAAGGCTCTTCCCAGACCTATTCATCTACGAAAAATACAAAAAGGAAGTCGTAGAAAACTTCATCAAACGCCAAAAACTCGCCAAAGAACACCTACCCAATGGGTGGTCCGTCCTCGTAATGGACGACTGCATGGACGACGTCAAGATCTTCAATGACCCGCTGCTACAAGGCCTCTTCAAGAACGGGAGACATTGGAACATGCTGGCAATTTTCGCCAACCAATACGTGTTCGATTTTAAACCCAATATCCGTACAAACATAGACGGAGTGTTTATTTTCAGAGAACCCAACCAGGCCAACCGTGAGAAAATCTACAAAAACTTCGCCAGCATCATACCCTCTTACGCCACGTTTTGCCAACTCATGAACGAACTCACAACTGACTACACGTGCATCTATATCAATAACCAAATACAAAGCAACGAATGGACAGATTGTGTCTTCTATTTCAAAGCAGACCAAGTCCCCGACTTCAGATTCGGGTGTGACGATTACCTCCACTTCGCCGATACAAGACAAAAAGAAGATGAATAGAATTATAAAGATTAGGTATTTATAACCCTATGGTTATAAATCTACTACTATCTACCTATAATGAAGCGTACTCAACAACTCCGGATTAAAATCACCAACCTCTTGTTTCATCCATTTCCAAGCCATGGTCTTGTTCACTTTCAAACCTATGGTGTCAAACACATCCCGTCTGTGAATCGCCGTTACCGGATACAGTAACCCGGACAAATAGTGACGCACCTGAGTCCTAAACTTTTCCTCGTCGGGATCCGTTATCACTTTATTGTGAGGAATCCCGTCCACCACGTTTACATATGAGGCATGATTCGTAGGTCTCGGTGTAACAGGTCTCAACCTCTGTACATTAAGGCTCATAACCAATCTAGACAGACCATCGTTTATATTCTCGACCTCCTCTGTATATCTCTCACATATATACTTGACGATCTCTCTGAGCTCTGTGTAGTGGAGCTGGTAAAACTCTTTACCCTTTTTGTCCACAAAGCGACCAACGAGGTCTTTTACTCTAGATTCAGCATGGTGGTAGTCAGCCACCACAAATATATCTGAATAGTAGAACATGTCTCCATTTACGGACCTCGTGTTGTATGTGGATAGTCTAGACTGAAGCTTATCTGAGGACTGGACACCTCCTATCTTGAACCTGTTGCGTTTGGCGTACGAGTTACAAGTGGCTATGTAGATGACCTCTGTGCAGTTGCGTTGGCTGTCCGAGACGGAGATATCTTTGAGGATGGATATGTAGTCCTGTTGTTCTTCGAGTTGTGTGTCCTTTAATCTCAATTGCTCTTCAAAATATATCCTCATGCTTTCAACATCTGTATCCACTACAGCGGCAGCTACATCCAGCCTCTCGTCCGTTGTACCTAAATGAGCTGTATAAATTATGTTGGTAGCCCAATCCTGGAACCGGTAACCGGTGCCGGATCGCGAGGTGAAAATGATCTTGAGGAGTCCGTTGTAAGTCAGATACGTGGCAGCCTGGTAAGCGGTCATGTTCTGTTCGGGCGGTGTGATAGAATGTATCGTACCGCCCGAACAGAACATATCATATTCTGTTTGATCTAACCACCTATCTATATTATGAATTATTTCCATTTCAAACAATTTCTGTATATCGGCACATTTGAACCTAATACCTTCTTTCGTCTTTTCACCTCTAACCTCCACTTCGTACACGTTTCCCAGTTCATCTCTAAATTTTTCTTCTTCCCTCAGTTCGAGAAGAGGCGGGAGGGGTTTGTACTTGTAAGCATCCTGGTCTCCTGTTAATTTGGGTAAGTTGCTATGTACCCAGTCCTCAGATATGAGGACATTGGCTCTTTTGTTTTCGGGGATTGCAGGAGACCACGTGTCGGTTCGCTTGCTGTACGTAGCGAACCAGTATTGGTCCTCGGGTATGTTTTTCTTTTGAATTGTTTTCCTGGGTTTGTCTATACATCCTACGAAGAACGGTCTATCAAATATGATGAGATCGTTGAGGAGGTATACACTGTTACCTTCAAAGGTGAAGGATGTAAGATTTTGTTTTATATTAGCCATTTTGTAGATTGGTTGTTTTTCCGAAGAAAAAATCAATTTATTTGAGTCAGATACGTGACAGCCTGATAAGCGGTCATGTTCTGCTCGGGCGGTACGATAGTTGGTAGCCCAATCCTGGAACCGGGAACCGGGAACCGGTGCCGGATCGTGAGGTGAAGATGATCTTGAGGAGTCCGTTGTAAGTCAGATACGTGGCAGCCTGGTAAGCGGCCATGTTCTGTTCGGGCGGGGTCCTCGAATAGAGGACCCCGCCCGAACAGAACATATCATAATTCTGTTTGATCTAACCACCTATTATATTATGAATTATTTCCATTTCAAACAATTTCTGTATATCGGCACATTTGAACCTAATACCTTCTTTCTTATCGCCTCTAACCTCTACTTCTTCCACATCCTTACATATTTATAACCCTGGGTTATAAATCTACCTACTAAAGTTACAAAAATGGGTTAATTTTGCCATCGTCTTCTTCTTCATCTTCAATCGACGACTGTCTGCACGTCTTATTAGGCCAGTACTTACCTTTCTCGAGTTCACCCCATTGGCTGATGAAATGTTGTCTGATGGTACTTCTAGTAGGAATAATATGGTTAGGACACTCCTCTTTGAACCATTCCTTGAAATGTGAGTACAATGTGGTGGGAGCGAGTCTCGATTCCGTCTTCGAGAAGACGCATTGCTGTTCGAACTGCTTGTAGACATCGTTTTCATGTCTGTACATATCGGTTGCGACCTTGACCTTATCGGGTTCGTTCTGTTCCAGTTTCCTGATCGTCTTCCATCTTTGGATGAGGTACCAAGCGAGTGGTTGCGTCATTTTGGGTATTTTGTCTGTGAAGTTCTTGTCCATTGGGAATTTCTTTTGTTTGATTTGGTCTTCGAAATCATTAGGGCATTCGTTTTCGAGGACAAACGTGCTCTCGAAAGGAATGACTCTGATTCTGTTCCACGTTGCTTTGTCGGCGTCTTTGATGGCTGGGAGTTTGTTGCAGATCATATGAAGTTTGAACATGGGTTGAATTTCTCTAGTTTCCTTTCCTTTCTGAAATAAGTCACGAGCCCAGAAGGAGTCGTTTCCTGTGAGGCCCTTGAGGGTTCCCGAGTTGATCATTTCGTCCGCGTTCGGTTCGTCCATGACAGCCCACCTCACCCCGTCTCCGGCACGCGCGAGCTCGGGGGCCGCGGCCCCTAGCTGTGTTTTCTTGCCCGTGAGGAGAGCCGTGTTAAATTTGACAGCCAGCTTCCCAAGCATCTTCTCGAACAAAGTCTGCGTAACAGTCTTTCCGTTGTTGCCCTCTCCTGTCCAGAAGAGGATGACCTTGTTGTGGTTTCCTCCCACGAAGACCTGGCATGCTTGGTCGAGGAAGTAGTCTCTGACCTCTCTGTCAGGGAAGACCTTTTGGAAGAAATCGTCCACTTCCATGACATCCGGGTGATCGATGGACCCGTAGTCTGAGTACTCGATGGAAAGAGATACAGAGATGTAGTCTTCGGGGTTTCCGTCTCTGAATATATCGTTTTCGAAATCGTAAACCCCGTTCTTAAAAGCGACGAGGTACGGGTTTTTGTTGAGGAGATTGTAAAACTCGGAATTGTAAAATACTTCCTGAGATTCAACCATGACGTGGTTTTTGAAAGGAGTAGCCTTGCATTGTCTCACCAGATCGTTTATTTTCTTCAGTTTCTTCTCCAGTTCCTTTCTCTCTGGGTCTTCGTCCTCGAGGTCCTCGATGTTGCTACATGCGTCCCTACGTTTAACTTTTAGCTGTTTGATGATGATGCCGTAATCGTCGGAGATACGCTCGCGAAGATCTCTGCCCTTGTCGATCTGTTTCCAGATATGGTTTTTGAATTGATACCACTCCTTATTGCTGATTGAGGTGCACACGAACTCGTTTCCGTACTCGTTCATCAAGATTTTGGCCACGTCGTTGTGGCACCCGTTAACGGCTTCGATCACGAGATGGTGGGTTTTCTCGTCTATCATTTTCTCGTAATCGTCGGGACTGTCTTGCTTAGCGTAGTACTTGAGCGTTCCGATGGTGAAGTTGCTGACACGCATCTTTTGCCAAAGAGAGAGACACTCGCTCTCGTCGAATTTGTCGCTCTGTTCCGAGAACTCCAACCACAGAGAGAAGCCATCGTCGTCGCCGCCGCAGATGTTCCAAAGACAAAACCCAACACGGAGCCACGTGGAGCGGTCGTCGGCGCGAGATGTATTCATCATCCCGATGAGTTCCTGTGCTTCCTGGAGCTGTTTCTCGACGGAATCGTTGTCGTATTGCTTCCTCTTCTGTTTCACCATCTCGAATGTCTTCATGAGGGGCGTTGTGACGCTGGGCTTCGGGTTGTAAAAATATTTATCCGCCCTATCGTACAAGAAAATAGACAAAATACGAGGAAGCATCCTCTCCACTCGGGTCTCGCAAGCAATTGACGCATTGCTCTCGCCTGGGTATTTGTTACAGATGTAGCTAGAAAGACCCTCTTCCAAAGTAACTTCATGGGTGTTCTTAAGAAAACATTTAGTTGCTTTGTAAGACGTGTTGTTCTGTTTACGGGATCCATACATCAACCAATGGACGTTAACCGAGTTTGTGTCCAGGAAGTCCTTCGCGCCGATGTTGTCAAACAGTCCCTCGATCCGCTCTTTGGCTTTCGGAATAACATAAACCTCTTGAGCCTTCTTGTCAAGGAAAAGTTTAGGGAAATGCAAATGAAACCCGTTCTTGATGTACTTCTCTCCACAAATCTCGGTCTCGTACGGTTTCTTCTCCAAGAGAACACATGTATACGCCGCGTCCCGCTTGTCGTCATCCACGCCAGAAAAGTCTACAACCTCGTGAATGGCTTGCTGGTAGGCACTTACAATGACCTCTACTTGGGCGTCCGTGTACAGGTGCGAGCGTTTCTCGGTTTCTTCAGAGAGAGTCGACTTCTTTACCCGAAGGTCAATATCTACAAGGATCGGAGTTTCTTTGCCGGGGTTCTCGGCCAGGTATATCGGCCTCTTATCGGACAAAGCGTCCTCGTATATCTGCCAAAAATCCCGCATCTTTGACCCAACAGCGAAGATCCCCCTAGGGGTCCCCATGGACACGTGTGTGTGAGCTGGGTCATTGGGGGCTTTCATCTCCCGTAGGAAATCGTTTAAACTGTGATTCTTAGTATTACTCATCCTTTTATTATCTTAGATTGTTCAACAATAAATCTATTCAACTTTTCCCATAACATCCTTCAATACCGAATATGCAATATGAGGATTTTTAAGATAAATTCATAACCCGAAGGTTATGAATTTTGAGAATTTAACTATTATTTTAAACTTATTTTAACCACAAATCCGAATAAGGTAAAAAATCAACAAAATCAAACCATATCAGTAACAATAATCTAACATGGTCTCTTCATCCCATGGGCATCCATGATTTTGCATGTAGACAATGCAGTCTATCGCGGCATGCGACCCGTTTTCCGCGGCCTCTATAGGAGCATCTTCGTCCCATGGGCAACCATTCTCATGCAAGTACGTGAGACAAGCCAGGTGTCCATTACCTACAGCCACATTGGTGGTATGTGTTGACCATAAACATCCTTTTTTATGTAAGAATTTGAGACACTCTAGATGACCATTTCCGGCTGCGCTGTTCAGTGCGTATTCGTACATCTGGTTGTCATTGGATACGTTTTCGTGTAAGTACACCAGACAACCCAACCATCCGTTCGTCGCTGCAGCGACGAACACGCTTTCATTCCAGGGACAACCGTTCTCGTACAGGTACTTGAGGCATTCAAAACTGTTGGACGAAGCAGCAGCAGCGATCACGCTTTCATCCCAGGGACACCCGTTCGCGTGCAGGTACTTGAGGCATTCAAGGTTGTTATTTCTTGCCGCCATTAGTGCCGTTAGCGGGCTCCACGGGCATTTAGTTTCACGCCTCGCGAAATGAAGACATTCTAGGTGGCCAAACGATGAAGCGATGGTAGTGGGCCATTTAAAGTACGGATCTTTCTTTTTGTAGATAGTATTACAACACGACGCTCGTTCGTCACAAAACCGTTGTAGCACCGTCGGGAGAACACCCGTTGGTATGTTGTTGGTATTGATACAAGAAGCGGTTATGATTTGTAAAGTAGCCATAATTGCACTAAAATAATTACATAATTTCATAAATTCTGAATTCAATAAATTCTAACCATCAAATTAAATTTACATACATATTTACTGGCAGATAGAACCCGTATATTTCGTATTACAGTTTCCAGCTCCCTGTCCATATGCTTGACCAATGTTAAAATAGTTCCCTCCGTTGCAACCGGGTGGGCCGTGAGTGAGCGTGTCGTACCCTGGGGCCGAATACGCGGGAACGACGTAATATCCTGAAACAGAAGTAAGGGGCACAGGCGGCCGAATACCTCTAAAACCAAGATTGTAAGCACCCAACTGAGCATAATTATAGCCTGAACCTACATTAGATCCAGCTATTCCACTTCCATAATTGTTATTAGCGTTTAGACCAGACATTTTTAGTCGTATATATTTTTATTTTGATTCCCCGAAGGGAATGAAATAGTATAGTAGGAGAAAAAGATAAAACACACTTAATCTAGGTTATCAGGGAGGATGCACTCCAATCCCTTCTTCTGAGCGATCTGAATGATATCCTTATTTAGTTCCATGATATCAATCGCGTCTTCGTCATTTTCATTGGTATCGTCGTACTGTTCTTCGGTGATATATCCAATAACGTTAACGTCCCCCGATTTACCGTCTCCGTCAACAACCAAGAAGATATCATCACACTTAACGAGGTGACGATCGTACTTGTATTCAATCTCGACGACTGGTTTGTCGAGCGGCACAGCCAACTTGTGCGTCCTGGTCTTCGGCTGCTTAATCTTAATCCCCAGATCCTCTTCCTCGACCTGAACGTCTTCGTCGGATGAGGAACCTTGTTCATGCTCGTACTTGGCGAGGTTCTCAATCACCTGTGCCTTTGTCCCAGACACTGGCAGACCGCGCTCCTTTGTGTACGTCTTCAACTCGGCGAGCTTCTTCCCCTTCGCCCACGCGGCGTTGTTGAGATCGGCGAGCATAAGAGGGGTCTGTTCGTCTCTCCCTTTGGCCTCCGGTTTCTTGCCGGATGGCTTTCTCGACGCCTTTTTAGGGGACTCCTGAGTTGCCTTCCCGGAGCCGGCAGATGTGCCGGCAACCTCCTTCTTAACGGGCTTGGCAGCAAACTTGTCGTCGGAGAAGAACTTCTTAAAAAGATGATGCAACTCCTCGGCCTTAACGCCGTTCTCGGATTCGCAGAATCTGAAAAAGTCGTCAAGGGATGCACCAATGCTGGTAACGAAAATATTTGCATTCATTGTCATTTTGATATAATCTTACTTTGTTAAGTTATTTTCACGAACTCGGTTTTCAACTTCTCAATGAGACCACGAATACACTCTG